TGAGAAGGTGCTCCTTAAAACGAACATCGTTAATGCTAAGGACAAGAGAGAGCATTTCGTGGGACTTGTCGTGGAGAGGAAGGCAGAGAATGACAGACTTAGAGCCACTTTGGGTCTCGGCACAGAGTTGATGTCGTGCAATGGTAACTTTGACAAGACTAGATGGGGCCCCAACAACTTGGTCAATTTCTTCTACGCAATCTTGTCGTGCCTGATAGCGCCTAACGACTACTACACGAGGTGCTTGATAAGATGGGTTCTCAAAATGGCAACTATGAAGAGAGTCGCATGCCCAGAGGGTGCTTTAAAGGTTGCGTCTGCAATCCTGTTGTCGGAAGAGAAAAAGACAGGCAAATCCAAGACCATTGATGAGTTCATATCGAAATTGGAGCTACTGGACAGGGCGAATTGGTCTTCAATGCAGTTCCCGTGGGGCATGTTGCAAGGGATATTCCAGAAGACATCTTCATTACCTTCGGCAATATGTGCCAACCACATCGATGAGCTGATGTCAAGAATCACAGAGGGAGGTGTGAGGGCTGTCCACTTCTCCAAGTCTCTCTGCACGAGTGACGATGAGTACAAAGCAATGTTGCTCGAGAAAAACTTCGCACTGTCAAGCATGCACAAGGTGACCTACCTAAGGCACAAGGTTAGCCGGTTCTTCAACATTGTAAATAGCGAGTCGAAGGACATGTACACAACCATGAACGCGGAGATGAACCAAATGCATATCGTGGACCAAGGCTCACTGGTCTTCATTCCCGGTTCGTTGAAGGAAAAAATTGCATATCTCTCATCGATGACTGGTGAGTCTTATGCTTCAGATTTCAAGTCCGCAGTGGCACAAGGAGTGAACTTGATGAAGAAGGGATGCAGCTACCTGAGTTCGGTGTGCCTTGTCGCAGCGTCACTCACCCACAATGCCATTTTGTACGGGCTAATGAAACCATCTTTGATAAGGTTAACCGGATTGCCAGAGGAATACAAGTACCCGGCGTTTTGCTTGGCCGTCTGCGGTGTGACTGGGGTCAATGCATGCCTTGCCAGTTACAACATATCTGACGGATCGGTTGTGAGTTCGTCAGGGGAAGTGCCTGCTGCTGAGATTGCCAGGGCCGCATACATCATGGATTCGGAACTGAACTCTGACAACGCATCAGGTGTGACTCACAGCAGGAGATTCGGCAAGAAGATGAAGAAGATATCCTTTCTGAATAAGAGGTGCAAGGACAGAATCATGTCAGGATTCGAGTTCTCTCCGGAATTCAGAACAAGAAAGTCATTCTTCACCGCATGCTATGTCGCCACTGAGCAGAAAGGGTTCAGGGAGATAACATTCATACAGGGATGCTTGAGTGCAATGATGTCTAGAGTGGACAAGGCACTGGGTCTGAAATACTCAGAGGAACCTAGCTCACCCACAGATGAGAAGAATGTGATGTTTGCGATTGAGGAAAACTCGAAAAGATGGAGAGTCTTGGACCACGGGAAGCCCACTCTGGTAAGCTTGGAGTTAG